AGCTAGAGTGTTTGTTACTATGAATCACTTCCACACCAAGTTAATCTTCATCACAAATATTATACTAAATAAGACAAACATTTAATAAATAGGTTTATTATGGGACTTGAGAAGAACTTATCAGATGCCTTAGGCATTGACCACGAAACTCCTGCTGCACCAAAGCAGGAGATAATGCCATATGAACCTCCACAGACACATTCAGATGCCGAAGAAGACTACCTTTTGGCAAGAAAGGTTCTTAGAAACCTTATTGAGAAGGGTAATGATGCTATTGAGGAAATCTCACAGATTGCTCGGCAACAAGAATCTGCAAGAGGGTTTGAGGTCGTTTCTACTCTAATCAAGACCGTTGGTGATACAACCAAAGACCTATATAATCTACAAAAAATGACTAAAGACCTAAAAGGGCCTGATCCTGAATCCGACCCTCGTAAAAAGAACACAGAATCCATAAATGTGGAACAAGCAGTCTTTGTCGGTTCAGCAGCCGAGTTATTGTCTGCCATAAAGAAGAAGAAGGAAGAAGATGGCTAGGTTACCATTTTCTTATCAGAATAACCCTAATCTACCTAGCGAACAATACCGACACTCCTTCACACAACATGAACTAAACGAGTATATGAAATGTGAAGCGGATCCGGTTTACTTTGCCACAAAATATATTAAGATCGTCAACGTTGATCATGGTTTGATGCCGTTTAAGATGTGGGACTTTCAGAAAGATATGCTGAATACATTCCACGAGAACCGATTTGCCATCTGCAAACTACCACGACAGGTTGGAAAATCAACCACAAGTGTGGCATATTTGTTACACCAAGTTCTATTCAACGAAAACATTATGATTGCCATCTTGGCAAACCGTGCACCAACTGCCCGTGAACTATTACAGAAACTAAAACTGGCCTTTGAGTATCTACCTATGTTTCTAAAGCAAGGTATCAAAGAATGGAACAAAGGTTCTATTCATTTGGCCAATGGGTCAAGAGTTCTGGCAGATTCCACTTCAGGCAGTTCTGTCCGTGGTTTCTCGTTTAACATAATATTCCTGGACGAGTTTGCGTTCGTACCTAATAACATTGCTGAAGAGTTCTTTAGTTCTACATATCCTACTATTTCATCTGGTCAAAAGTCCAAGGTCATTATCGTTTCCACTCCAAACGGAATGAATCTTTTCTACAAGATGTGGATGGATTCTATAGAAGGACGATCTGACTATAAGTCCATTGAGATCCACTGGTCATTGGTGCCAGGTCGTGATCAGAAATGGGCCGAGCAAACCATTCGTAACACCAGTCAGAGACAGTTCGATCAAGAGTTTGGTTGTGAGTTCCTTGGTTCTACTAATACTCTTATCTCTGGTGCTAAACTAAGGACACTAACATTTAAGACACCTATTGAGAGTAAAGACCATCTGGATGTATATGAACTACCAGAACCTAAACACACTTATGTCCTGTGCGCGGACGTAGCGGAGGGTCAAGGTCTTGATTACTCCACATTCTCGGTCTTTGATGTTACCGAAATACCCTACCGACAGGTGGCTAAATACCGTAACAACGAGATAGCACCTTTATTATTTCCTACAGTCATTTATTCGGTGGCAAAACGATACAACGAAGCATTTGTTCTTGTGGAAATAAACTCTATTGGATTACAAGTAGCAGACATTCTACATTTTGAGTTAAGTTATGATAATCTACTAAAATTTCAAACCAAAGGTAAGCAAGGAAACCAGGTATCTGGTGGGTTTGCTGCCAGAAACAAGTTGGCCTACGGTCTTAAAACTTCAGCACAGTCTAAACTTATTGGTTGTGCTAACTTAAAGGCCTTGGTTGAAAATGACAAACTACTAATAAACGATGCCGATACTATTATAGAACTTTCTTCTTTCTCTGCCAATAAGAAATCATTTATGGCAGAAGAAGGAAGTAATGACGACCTCGCAATGACGTTGGTTCATTTTGGATGGTTAACTTCACAGAGAGTCTTCAAAGACACCGTGAATACAGATATTAGGTCCGTTCTACAGGCCGAAAATCTGGAGATATTAGACCGAGAGATTACACCTTTTGGTTTTATAGACAATGGTATAGATGATCCTGCTCCTGAAGTGGATTCTCGTGGAGATAGATGGTTGACCGTAGAAAAAGAAGGTCTTTACACTAATCCAAACTGGGATCCAAGGTTGTAATGGAAATGTTGAAAATACTAAATAAATAGAAATGGATATCACACACCATTCCAACCTATAAAAAGGAGTAAAAAATGGCAACTCTACAATCACCTGGTGTAGCCTGGTCTGAAGTTGATCTAACAACAATCGTCCCAGGACTATCTACTACTATTGGAGGTTTCGCCGGCGTTTTTAAATGGGGTCCAGTTAATGAACTCAGAACAATTAGCAATGAAATCGATCTGGTAAATACCTTCGGTGAACCAGATCAAAACACTTTTACCTCATTCTTTACTTGTGCAAACTTTCTATCATATACACAAAATCTATTGGTTGTTCGTGCAGCCGATTTAACATCAACATTTAACGCAACATCTGGTAACCAGACAGTCGTTATTGGAAACGAAAATACTTATCAACAGAGCTATATGCCTGCACCTGCTTCTGCGGGTGCACCTGCTGCTAATACCGGTATGTTTGCTGCTAAGTATCCAGGCGCATTAGGTAACGGTCTTAAAGTTTCTGTTTTTCCTACTGCCAATGCTAATGCTTTTGCTCAGTGGGCCTATGCTCCATATTTTAATGGTGTTCCAGGAACATCTCAATATGTGTATAACACTGTTAAAGGTGCTTTGTATAGCAGCTATCTAAACAGTTCAAATACTACACTTAGCGGCAATGCTGCATCATATGCTAACGTTAATGCTTCTGATGCTAATGACGAAATGCATATCGTTGTTGTTGATACTTTAGGAAACTTTAGTGCAACACCAAATACCGTTTTAGAGCGTTTTGCGTATGTATCTAAAGCATCTGATGCAACAAACGATGATGGTACATCAAACTACTATCTAAATGTTATTGATCAGAAATCACAGTATATTCGTATTCTCAATCATGCCTTATCCAATACAGGTAATACATGGTCTTCTGATACAACAACTTGGGGTCTTACATCAACCCAGATTGTTGGTGCGTCAAATTCTCAGTATGCTCAAGGAAATACACAATACACCGCAACACTAACAGGCGGTACAACAACCACAGTATCAGATGCTAACAAATCTACTGCTTATGGATATTTCCTAAATGCTGACCAGGCACCTATTTCACTACTTATGATGGGTGATGTCAGTTCAACTGTTACAACATATGTTCTTAGCAACATCACATCTGTTCGTCAAGATCACGTTCTTTTTGTTTCACCTCAACAAACTGACGTTGTTAACCAAGTTGGTAATGAAGCAGCAAATGCCATTACTACAAGAAACCTCTATGGTTCATCTTCATACGTAGTTATGGATTCTGGTTGGAAAAAGCAGTTTGACAAATACAACAATGTTTACCGTTGGGTTCCACTAAACGGTGACATTGCTGGTCTCTGTGCCCTTACAGACTATACAAATGCTTCATGGTGGTCACCTGCTGGTCTAAACCGTGGTCTAATTAAGAATGTTACACAACTTGCTTGGTCACCAAATCAAGCTTATCGTGATAACCTCTATAAAAACTCAATCAACCCAGTAGTTCAGATGAACGGTGTTGGTACAGTTCTTTATGGAGATAAAACTCTAACTGCTAAACCATCAGCATTTGATCGTATCAACGTTCGCCGATTGTTTATTCTTCTAGAACAGTCAATCTCTAACGCTGCTAAGTATTCACTATTCGAGTTCAACGATGAGTTCACACGCGCTCAGTTCGTTGCCCTTGTGGATCCTTTCCTAAGAGACATTAAAGGTAAAAGAGGTATCTTCGATTACCAAATCGTTTGTGATACCACTAACAATACACCAGAGGTCATCGACCGTAATCAGTTCGTTGGTGACATCTATATCAAACCAGCTCGCGCAATTAACTTCATTCAGTTGAACTTTGTTGCCGTTGGTACAGGAGTTGCCTTCTCCGAAGTTGTTGGCAAAACAGGCGCCTAATTAGGAAAAGGAGAAAAAACAAATGGCTTTCGACGTTCAACAATTCCGAGCAAGTCTTATCGATGATGGTGCCCGCGCCAGTCTATTCGATATTACATTAAACATGCCTCCAGCACCAGGTATTACACCTCTTACATCAGCTGCGATTAATTTCAAAGCAAGAGCATCTTCCCTACCTGGAGACACAATATCTTCTATCAGCGTTTCATACTTTGGCCGTGAGATCAAAGTTGCTGGTACACGATCATTTACTGATTGGTCATTCACAGTTATCAACGATGAGAACTTTCTCATTCGTAATAACCTAGAACTTTGGATGAGTGCCCTTAACTCACACGTTACGAACGTTCGTAACCCTGTGTTAGCAACAATGGCAACTTATCAGGCCGATGCTACAATTAGACAATATGCTAAAACAGGTGAAGTTATTAAAGAATATAAAATGATCGGTTGTTTTCCAACCGACGTTGCTCCTATTGATCTTGATTGGTCATTAGGTGATCAGATTGAAGAATTTGGTGTTACATTTGCCTACCAGTGGTGGGAATCCGCCTTCCCTGTTCAAACAACAGACGTTTCTGGCGCATAATTTGTAACATAAATATAACTAAACCCGTGGAGCAAAACTCCACGGGTCTTCAATCAAGTAAAGGATTACAT